AGACTTCTCTAGGTATGACTGCTATGTATGGTCACACAGAAGACTTAGAAGCCCATGTCAATAAGTTCTACCAAGAACTTGAGAACGCAATTAATCTATATAATAGGACTAGTGTCCGAAGAAAGTACATGACTGATCTGGCACAGAACAAGATTGTAGTAGATAATGTGTACTCATGGGAAAAAAGATGCAGACAATGGAACGATTTGTTAAAAAACCTCTTGACAACCAAATGATCATAGTGTATACTACTCGTATAAATTGAAGTAAGGAGTCAAGCATGGCTAAAGTAGCAAAGAAAATACGATCAGCACCCCGTAGATCAAATGCGGTTCGGTTGCAGGAAGAGAAGCATGTCGGTAGAGAGACTACTGAATGGTCTGAAGTGACTAAAGACGAAATGCCACGTAGCATATTAGATACGTTACGTCATTACGGCTACTTCTATGACAAGAAGCATTATGTCGAATGGACAACAGATTGGATCAAATCTAATCGTCCTGAGGACTTGAAGAACTACAAAGCCGCAGAAGACTGGCGCACTAGTTCAACAGTTGCCGCTCTATGTAAGATGGAGCTAAATGGCTGTGAGTTGCCTGAACAGAATAAAACGTTTCAGATTACTGCACTCAATGAGATAATCGAATTTGGTAAGACTGTTAAAGTCGAGATCGATCCAAATGCTCCTGAGCCAGTGAAGCGTAAGAGTCCTTCCGAACTACTTGGTGAGAAGACCAACGAATTTATAGGTGAGATCGAGGGCTGTATCGATGATTACGGTTTGGGTATGTTAGCCAAAGATTGGTCTATATACGACATCATGATCAAAGAGGGTTCTGCGGCACAGACTGCACATGATACTATCAGACACTACAAATCGGTTCAGGAAGAACTACGTGAACTAGTCGAAGATAAGACTGAGGATCTACTTGAGGGTTATAGTCACCTGACGCCTAAAAAGCAAAAGGCATTCTATAAGTTCATATGCGATCTGATTTCTGATACGGAAAAGTTTCTTTTGAGTAAGAAAGCAACACGTAAGACTCGTGTGAAGAAGCCTACACCCGCTCTTAAACAAGTATCTAAGGTACTATACTTGCCATCTTCGTCTGAGTACAAGATAGCTAGTGTGAGTCCCGAGAAGATGGTTGGTGCAGATCAATTATACCTATTCAATACTAAGACTAGACAGATGAAATATCTGGTCTCTGATCGAAGGAATGGGTTCGAGGTTAAGGGCAGTACGATTATCGGGTTTGATGTTAAGAACTCGTTTAAGAAGATGCTGAGAAAACCAGAAGAGTTTATCACAATACTTGCTAAAGCTACCAAATCTAAAGCACTCAAGGAACTCAGAACTCTGAAGACCAAAGAGAGTGAGACTGACGGTCGAATTAATCGAGATACCATAATACTAAAGGTAATCTAGTCATGAAGAACGTCATTGACTTTGCGGAAGCACGTAAGAAGCAAGAAGAAAGAAACGAAGAACTCAAAGAGTTGATCCAGGAAAGCGATATCATTATCGCTAAACATTTTGCACTGAATGCGGCTAGAGATATAGTCACAGCATTGCACGATATGGGCATAGATGTTGCCAATGATCCTAAAAGTATACTAGAGATTATGTCTACTATGGAAATCATCAAAGCGTTGATATTCAGATCGATAGGCGAAACGCATCCTTTCCAAACAGTATCGGAAAGAATGTGGGAAGATATGGAACTGGACCATGACGAGCTTCTACACACATTCCTAGAAGATATGTATGAAGTAGATGATGAGGAATGACTTGACAAACCCTACGATTTGTGATATGATACACTATCATATAAATTAAATCAGGAGATAAATTATGATATTGGTAGACTTAAACCAAGTTATGATTTCAAACATGATGATGCAGATTGGTAATCACCAAAATGCTCAAGTGGATGAAAACATGCTAAGACACATGATCTTAAATACTTTAAGATTCAACAGACAGAAGTTTCACCGTGAGTTTGGTGAACTACTAATCACTTGTGATGACAAGAACTATTGGCGCAGACAGTCGTTCCCGTACTATAAGGCTAATCGCCGTAAAGCACGTGACAGTTCTGAGTTAGATTGGAGTGCTATATTCAATGCTCTTAATAACATTCGAGATGAACTGAAAGAGTTCTTCCCGTACAAAGTTATTCAGATTGATACGTGTGAGGCTGATGATATCATTGGTACTATCGTACACAAAGAGGGTAAAGAACTGAATGTAGGCGAGCCTATTCTGATTCTCTCAGGTGACCACGATTTCAAGCAACTGCATAAGTATGCAAACGTGAAGCAATACGATCCTACACGAAAGCGATGGATCTCTCATTCAGATCCCAATCAATATCTAGCTGAACACATCCTTAAGGGCGATGCTGGTGATGGTGTACCTAACGTGTTGTCACCCGATAATACATTCGTAATGGGTATCCGTCAGCGACCAGTGACTAAGAAGCGTATGCTGGATTGGCAAGATATAAATAAAATGGATGATGAAGTAAAGCGTAACTATTTTCGTAACAAGTCGATGATCGATTTGACGCAGATACCAGCTACTATCAAAGAAACGATTCTAGAGCGTTACGATGCAGAGAATCCTAAAGATAGAAGTCAGTTGCTTAACTACTTTATCAAGAACAAGTTACGAAATTTAATGGAAAGTATATCGGAGTTTTAATATGTCTATGAAAAGTTTAAATGAAATAATTACGGAAGCGTGTGAGTTGAGTACGAATGAGGAGAAAGTTGAGTTCTTGAAGAAGAATAACTCGAAAGAGCTACGCAACATTCTCATTCTAATGTACGATAAGAAGTGGACATTCTGTGTCCCTTCTACAGCTCCGCCTTACAATGCCAGCATCATGGTTGATACGCATGGCGCACTTTATCGAGAAGCTAGGAAGTTAGCCTATCTTGTTAACGAGATGCCTGAAGGTGAGAACCTCACTCAGGTTAAGAAGGAATCAATATTCATCCAAATGTTGGAGAACGTTGACGAAGGAGACGCAAAGTTACTGTTACGCATGGTAGCCAAAGCGGCTTATCCTGAACTTCCAGTCGAGTGTATCCTTGAAGCGTTTGGGCCGATCATCAGTGATCCTGTTCCAGCGATTCCTGTAAAACGTGGTCGTGGTCGACCGAAAAAAGTAGCATAGCTACCACAACAAGAAGAGTGCATTATCCATGGCTAAAGGTAAGAAGTTTCGTGAGTGGATCGAAGAAGATTACTCTCACGAGAAAATAGGTAGAAAGAAGGACTCTAAGCGTTACGATAAACGTAAGGCTGAAATCCAGAAAGCCAGAAGACAAAAGAGGTCCCACAAGGATTCTTTGTTTGATTAGATTAAAGAAAGGGGTTGACAAGCCCCTTTCCCTATGCTATAATATGTGTATAAGATAAATGATAGGAATGATATGATAAAAATTGATAAGAAATTAGTTCTGGTGGATTGTGATGGAGTGTTAGTCGATTGGCTTTACACTTTTAATAACTGGATGAAAGAACATGGTTACTACCCAATTGCGGGTGTTAACGAGTATGACTTGGGTGTCGTATATGGGCTAAGTAAAGCCGATATGAAGAAGCACATAAAAGTCTTCAACGAGAGTGCGGCAATCTGCTGTATTCCTCCTCTGCGTGATGCAGTCAAGTATGTGCGTAAAATGCACGAAGAACTAGGCTGTGTCTTTCACTGTATTACAAGTCTAAGTCTGAATCAGTATTCAGGCGTTCTACGTAACCAGAACATCGAAAGTCTTTTTGGTAAGACTGCTTTTGAGAAGGTTGTGTGCTTAGATACTGGTGCTGATAAGGATGAGGCTCTAATGCCTTATCTAGATAGTGGCTGTTTATGGGTAGAAGATAAGCCTGAGAATGCTGAACTTGGCATTAAGATGGGTCTTACATCTATTCTTATGGAGCATAGCTTCACTGAAGACTATGAACATGCAGACATAATCAAGGTAAAAAGTTGGAAAGAAATCTACGAAATGATGCTTTAAGCAGGT